ATGTCTTTGTTAGCATCTACAACTACTGCTTTACTTGCTGTTACTGTACCTGCTGTAATACCATCTAATTGTTCAAGTTCAGCTTCAGATAATACTGCACCAGAACCTAGTGTTAAGTTACCACCAACTGTTAAATTACCTGCTACAGCTAATGTGGAATCAGCCACAGTAGCATTAGGTGTATGAGTTAAATAAGTTACAAATGATCCACTAATCTTGCTACCTAGAGTAAGTGTGCCACCATCAGAAATACTTAGTTTATGTTGGTCTGCATTATCATCGCCCTGATCTGCTTTTAACACTACATTTAAGGCAGCACCTTCAACATTAGCAGCTATCTCTAAACTATCATTTGTGGTTTCGTCATACTGTATAGCTATGTCAGAGTTTGTGCCTAATAATACAGTTTGATTATCAATAACAGATAAGCCTACTGCAAATGGTATTTTAGCTGTGGCTGTTTGTGAACCATCTTTTAATAACGCAGTAGATAAACCTGTTGCTATTCCATCAAACTCTGCATCCATGCGATCTGCTCTGATCTTGATGCCATTATCTCTGTCATCTGTCCAATCGTAGATTCTCGAGAATGTACCTGACGAATATGCCATTACAATGGGCCTCCTGGTATAAAGTGAAAATTATTGTTTATTATGCTTACAACTTGTGTTGATGAAGCTACTTTTATTCTTAAAGATGCTGACCTGCCTAACGATCCAACTGCTTTTCTTTTTTGTACTATTCCTGCTGCAATCGTATCGCCCCAGAAGTCTAAATCCCATTGAGCAGCATCCCATGCAGCTACCTCTGAATCAAAAGACCCAGTAGCTAAATTAATACCTGATGGTGTTCTTTGATCTATAGCCAACCCAAAATCAAACGCAACATCACCTATAGATTCAAATGTTGGAGCAACACTTGTAAATCTTTTTACACTTGATCTGTCACCGAAATAGTTAAATGCAAAAGATACATCAGCAGTAATTGCTGAACTTAAATCAGCTACACCACCAACTTTATATACCTTGCCATCTGTTGTTCCAAAATATGTATCACCATTATAATTAGCAAATACATGAGCAGGTATATTTTGAAATATAGACCAAGCCCTAGTAATAGGATTAAAAACGTGTTGGTTAAATGTATCTGTCGCATCACCTGTAGGGTAATTAAAATACATTTTAGAACCATCAGCAGAAACGTGTACTTGCCAACCAGTAGTTGTGCCTGTTGTAGCCACCTGGTTTATAACTGTACCTCTAATTTTTTCACTTATAGCTGCTGCTCTGTTACCAACTAGGTCTTGTCTAAAAACCTGTGATAATGGTAAATATCCTTCTTTTGTTATAACTATTAAATCACCACCTAATTTAGCTATGGCTCTAGGCTCATTTATAGGTTCTGCAATCCTAAAAGTACCAACTAATGCAAAGCTAGATGCACTTGGATCAGTACCAGTATAAACAAGCACCTCACCACTACTCATTATAAGTGTAAGTAAATCATCAACACCTTCACCACCATCAATAGTCAATGTGCCAATCTGAATTAAGTTACCACCAAATGTTCCAACTAAACCTACAGGAAACTTAGTAAAATTACCTTGATGCGTGTCTACTGTAGCTGAATAATAAAAGTTCTGATCTACACCTGTAAAATAATAAAGCCTGTTTTTAAATGCTGTAACACCCTTTAGTGTTGATGCACTAGCACTATCTGACAAGGTTATACTAAGGTTTGATGCTGAACTGCCATTCCAACTAAAGGGTGTATCTGCTCCATTTACAAAAATGGTTAATCCATTAAATTCTACTGTTTGAAACCTACCATTTGATAAGCCTGTTTTCTTACTCACAGCACTACCAGTATCTATACGATATAATGTGCCGTTTGATCCAACTGCCAATAAATGTCTATTAGCACCTGCATTATGCTCTATAAGAGTTTCTACATTTCCTGTGCCTATTCCTGTGCAGAAACTAGAAAAACCTTCTCTTGTTGTTATCTTTTCAACAGTAGGAAAGAAGTTGCTCATAACTATAGCATCTGTCTGTTCCATAGCATCCAAACTATCTCTTGAGTTAAGACCACCAAAAGGTGCAGGTATATTTACAGATTTAACTCTATATCTGTTTGCCGTTTGTATAGGTTGTAGCATTAAACACTTCCATAGCCACTATCAGGTAAATTATAACTATATGGACTTACTCTTAATCTTCTTGCATCATCTAGGCTTATTACAGGTGAGCCACCAGAACGTGATACAGCCTGTCTTAACTCAAGTTGGTATTGTCTAAAGTCTTCTGCGTAATCAAGCCCATGCATCTGTTTAAATCGCCAGGTAACACCTAATTCTATCAATAATTCATCTAATATGCCTGTATCACTATCAACAGTAAAAGCTGCTTGAGATGTACCATCTGTCTTTTGATTCCAATGACTACTTACATACTCAAAACCAATAGTTTCAGTTGCCGTAGGTGTTGGTGTAATATCAAACTTTAACGCATTAGAACTTGATTTTAACCTAAACCTTTGTGTAATACCTGCACTTGCTGATCCATGTCTATCAAGCTGATATTGTTGTGGTGTTAATGGCCCTGTAAACTTATCAAGGTCAGTTCTGTTAAATGCAGTATCACCAACAAACCTATCAAAGTCAGTTGGCAAAGCATAAGATTGTGTACCAGATGCAGTAGAAAACGTATGCTCTTTTAATAGTATAGGCCATGCAGTAGCCCTCATTAACTGTTTACCCTCACGTTGAGATAAAGCTAATAACTGTCTTGCAGTAGGTGAGGTATTACCAATAATGGTACTTTCTCTTTCAAACCCTGTGAAGTCAGCTACGTTCTGGCAAATTGTCAATAGGCTCATCTGGTATTCCTATATTTAATGGTTTATGTACTTTTTTAGGACTTGGCTTTTTTGCGTTCATAGTTAATTCTGCGATACGTTGTAATTCAACATACGGCTCACCAATACTTCGCAAATTGTCTATATCTGCTTTAGCTAAATCTTCTACAGATTCAATCCCAATTAATTCTAATTCTATTCGCCTTGACTCTGACATAGCAGGTAAATCTTTTAGTGGTGTACCAACTATTTTCTTAGTGCCTTTGGTTTTCTTGTAGGCTTCCCATTCCTCTGGAAACCTTGATAAATCCTGTGGTCTAACAGGTGCTTCAAATATATCTTTCATGCCCTTAACAGTAATTCTTACAAAATCTCTTAATTTACCATTAAATTCACGTTCATAAAATTGTGGTGTAACTGACATTAATAATCCCTCCAGATTAGTTATACGAGGGCAAGTTTCCCTGCCCCCATAGTTTTATTTACATTACAAAATCACAGATTATTTCTTTGTCTGAAATATCACCTGCAATCGCACACACATTGTCTGTTGCTGCTGAAGATACGTCTAATGTACCATCGGCTGAACCAGTTGGTGTTAATGGATCGCCATCTGCACCTGCTGTCAAAGCAATCGTTAATGTGGCTGCTCCCTTGATTTGAAACCATCCATAAGTTTCTGTTGCTATATTTGCCTGGATAACTCCTGCACCTATCTCAACTGAATCACTTAAATCAGATGTGCAAACATGATTTTTGTAACCATCTAAGGTGTAATAATAAGCCACCTCACCTGCTACACCATCAACGGCTGCTGTTCCATCATCATATTTAAGATACTTATAAATTTTAGTACCATTAGAGCCTGTAACAACTCCTAATTGACCAGGTATAAATTCTGGTGTTGTACTTTGGGCTGTAACGTCAATACCCAATATTGCTGCTATTGTCATAACAACTTCCTTTCTATTTAGTTAATATTATGTGTGAATAACGCCTTGTAAGGCTCTGTTACTACAGGTTAAATTGCCTGACCAAAACATTGGTGTTACCATTGCATCTTGATTAACTGACATCTTAGCTTCACCAGGAACAAAGTTTCTGTTAGCTGCGACTTCCAATCTTAGATAATCAGTATTTAAGAAATACATCTTATTAGCAGGACACGCATCATCAAAGATAACGTCACTATTTAGATACTGAACACTTGTAAAACCAGATGTTGCCACTCTGTCAGATGTAACTCGCTGAATTGCCTGTAATGATCCTAAAAAGGATTTATAAGCATTTGTATCAGCCATAATTAAATCTGGGCTATCTGCACCACGAACTAGACTTAAATAAATAGTATTCATGTCAGCCTGTATGTTTGTTGTACTAAAAGCAGAACTTGTTGCTGTAGTCTGTGCATTTTGCCAGAATGTATAAGTAGAACTGTTAATTCCACCTACTGTACCTGTACCTGCATCAGCTACTATCAACTGTAAACCACCTACTTCCTTACCACTTGTTCCAGTACCATCTGAATAAAGTGATGTTGAAAGTGTGTTTGACATAGTTTTTTCAAGTACACCAATTCTTGACTCAAGCAAGTTGATAATAGCTTCTGTTCCAGAGTTTTGAATTTGCTCTAAACCAGAAATTGTTACATTTCCTGCCATTTGTTTATAGTCAAATGTAGCACTTGTTAAAACGTCAGATGGTGAAACATCTAATGTCTCATAACCACTATAGAACCCAACTGTGCCGTTTGAAGCATATTCTAGTTCTCTAACGATTTGTCTACCAGTAACAGTAGAGATGTTACCATTCTCGCTTAGTCTTCGTAGCAAAGCATTATGATTTGTTACGTTATCAGCCAAACTTTTAGATCGATTTCTAAGAGTTGTGGTGATTATTTCCGATAAATTTGGGGTTGCCATAATTTATACCCTTTCATTATTTTCTATTTGTTGAATTGATTTCATTATTGTGTCTCTTACAGACAAACCAGTTGGAAGTGCTTTTTCAGCAGGAGCAGCATTGCCCCTAACAGTTGATCTTTGTGCTTTTTTAGCTTTTGCCACAGCTTCGGTTTTAACCTTTTTCTGTGTCTTAGTTTCAGCATAGTTATCCATCAAACTCTGTCTTAATTTAGGGTCTGCATAGACAGCCATATCATAAGCTGTTGCTAAGTCTGGTGCTTGATTGCCTTGTATTAGAACTCCCATTCTATCCCTGACTTCATCAAAGTGTGGATGTTTTGGGTTGCCGTTGGCATCTTTTTCACCTGCAAATTGGTCGATCATTGACTGTGTGTTTTGCTGAACACTTTGCATTTGTGTCTGTTGTTGATTTTGAAGAAAACCTTGTAACTGGGCTACTTGCTGTTGCAATGCTTTCACTTGTGGGTCTGCGTATTCATCTTCGGTTGAGTCTATTCCGACTTCCGACATATCTACCCCATAATTTTTAGCAAGCCATTGGATCGCCTGTCTAGGGTCTTTACGCAAATAATCGTGGGCTGCAAGTAGTTGTCTAACTGCTCCAACCTCATCCATTCCTGCCCTTGAGAAATCATCCATATGTGGTTTCATTATTTCGTCAAAGGCTTCTTGTCTTTTTCGGTACTTAGCTACACTTTGAGTTTTTTTTGTGTAGTCACCTTCTAATTCTTTATGCCTGTCAAATAACAGATGTTGTGCTTCAACAGGTAACTTTTCAAAACTTTCTTTAAAATCTTTTGGCCAATGTTGTGGAGGTACAATAGCTTCTAAAGGCTTTTCTTCTGCTGTTTCTTCTACCTCTGTTTCAGCAACTTCTTCTGTCTCGTCACTCTCATTAGTAACTTCTTCTTGTTGCTCTGGCTCTGGTGGCTCTGGTAATGGCTCTGTCTCCTCTTTCTCTTGGACTTCTTGACCTGCCAACACCCTGTTTATAGTCTCACGAACTGTCTCGGATGCTGACTCATTATTAGACTCTGGACTTGTTGGTGCAGAATCTTGAGTGCTTTCTTCTAGCTGTTCTAAATTATCTGTCATTTAAAAATATGATTTTGTTCATTCCCTACTTCAATTAAGTTATGTTTACGCAAGAACTCTTTGTGCTGTGAACGTGATTGTATCCAACCAAAATCTTTTACGTTTTGATATGGCTCAATATCCCTCATGATATTCACAGAATGAGATTTCATTGCTTCTGATTTTTCAACAAGTTTGCCGTTAACATGAATAAAAGTCTGCTTACTCATCTCATTAACATCCTTGCTGCTTGTGAACGCATTTCTGCATCCATCTTACGAGCAGGTCTGTTAAATGACCCTAATGCCTGGACAAATTCTTCACCAAACACTTTCGTAAGTATTCCCATAAGAGGGCTATCTACAGCTTCTCTTACTATTTCTTTTTCTTG